AGTTTAAAGGTCTTTCACTAAATGAAATTTTCGCAATGGATTTAAATACAGCTAAAGACAAGCTTGGATTTGATCCAGCTGATCCCGATGCTAGTCCAGAGTTTGAAGAATTTTTAAGAGTTAATGATCCAGGTCCTATGGCAATAGGTCCAGGTGGCCCTCCAGGAATGAAAACTGAATTTACGAATCAAGATGAACTTGCACAAATTTTAAACAGAGCGATTCCAAACTTTATGGAATATGCTCAGGAACTTGGTGAAAACTATACTCTAGATGAAATGTTAGCGATGAGTGATGACGAGCTTGCAATGATAGAGGATAGATATGATAAGAAAATGGGCTATGGTAAATATAGAACATCATATGTTCCTAACACAGGAAGCAGAGATAAATCACAAGCACAAGAAACCATGGAGCAGTATAAAGATATTCAAAGACAAGGAACAGGAATTGGTTTAGGTTCTCAGTACGCAAAAGGTGGAAGAGTAAACTTTAAATATGGAAGTGATCGTTATGGACAATCTAAAAAAGTTATGAGCGCTATGAATGTAGATTATAATGATCCATTTAAAAAATTAATGAGTAATGATTCAGGTAGATTTATAAAATCTACTTCAAGTTTAGCAAGGTATGCTAAAAATTTAAACAAATTAAAAAATAGTAAACAAGCAAAAGCTGCACTAAGAAAAAATCTTTTAGTTAAAAATGAAAAAGCTAGAAAAGACGCTTTGAAAAGATTATCTCTATTACAGAAAATGTATGCTGGTGGTAAGAAAAGTGTATAAGCCAAGTCCAAGTCATCAGAAATTTATAGATATTCTTACAGAGAAAGACAGGCCTAAAAAGGTTGCAAATCTTATGGACGATTATTTAGGTGATCAAAAAGAATATCAAAAAGCAGTGGACGATGGATTTCAAGGAACTTACGAAGAGTTTCTAAGAATTAAATCTATGAGAGAGAACGCAGCTTATGGCGGACGTATGGGGTTTTATGCAGGAGGAGTTGTTCGTTTAGCAAAACTTTTATCTGATCAAGGAAAAACTTTAAATGAAATATTAAAAGAAATAAGTATAAAATTTAAAGAACTTGGAGGAGGTAGAAATGGTAAACCAAATTCTCAAGAGGGAGTTACAAATATATTAAAAAAAGAATTGGGAGAAAAAGTATATAAAGAAAGATATGCTCCAGGAACCGGATTATATTCAAAACAAAAAAGATATGACGAAAATGTAATAGAAAAATTTAAAGAATTAAGACGTACTAAAACAGAAACAGATATAGAAAAATTATTGGGTTTGAGTCCATCATATCAATCAAAATTAGCAAAAGACCTAGGTCTTGAAAAAAAATCAGGATCTCTTTTAAGGTCTGAAAAATTTAAAGATGCAAAAAATGTAGAGACTGAAATAGATAATTTAATAGATTTTAAAAAAGGTAGAAATGAAAATCTAGAAAAAATTTTTAAAGAAGTGAAAGACAAACAATTTTTAGTTGGAAAAAACAGATTTGGAAAGCCTACAAAAGTTCAAGTTCAAAAATATATTTCTCAAAAAATAATGGATAAAAATCAATTGTCTGTTGATGGTTATAAACAAGAAATAAAGAAAATGATAAAAGACAGAAGTTATGTACCACAAGGTTTGGATCCTTTAGGTATTAAAACAGAGAAACTAACTAATTATGCCATACCTAATTATTTAAAAGCCAAAGAAGAATTAACAAAAGAAATACCCGGATTAAAAGCAAGAATGAAAACTAATGTTGATTTTAGAAAAAAATTAAAACGAAAAGAAAAAGAAAAAATAGATCCAGTTTTAAAAATCGTAAGACTAGCAAGTAAAGCCAGAACAAAACAAACAGGAAGATTAGTTAAGTTAGCAAAAGCAGGTAAACTTTCAGATAGAGAAGAAGTTATAAATTGGACACAAACTGCTATTCAAAAAGTTTCTAATGATGAAATTAAAAAAAATCCTATTAAAATTTTAGATTATTTAAAAGCTAATCCAGATAAATTAAAAATGTTAGGAACTAGAGTAGATCCAGCTACAGGAGATATTTATTATGAGAACCCTAATTTAAGTTTTTTAAATGACAATCCAAAAGATACATCAAGATTTTTTGAAATGGACCACAATAGACAAATATCTAAGGGAGATTTTTTATTAGATGTACCAGAAAATAGAGCGTCAGTTCCAAGACTTTTAAACTCAGGTTTTAAAATAGACGCTGAAAAATTTTTAGAATCTAATCCAAACCCCGATGATCCCAAAGTAAAAAAAATTTTAGCAGAAGCGAAAAAACTAAGGATAAGATTAAAACCAGATGTTGAAAAAGGAATTTTTAAATCTTCTGATTTTTTTAATTATGGAACAGATCCAATTAATAAAATAAATGATAGTATATCATTTTGGACACCTGATTTTAAACCAGAATACTATCCAGTTAAAAAAAGTAGTTTAGGAAAAATAAAACTTGGTACGTTTACAGCTGGTGGAGCTGTTGTAGTGCCAACTATAGGATATACTGAAAATGATTATACACAGATAAAAAAAGATTTAGTATCAACTGGTCAAATGCAGGGTGCTGCTATAGAAGACAAACCTACAAAGGAAATGGGTATACCTGCAGAAGCAATACCAGCAACTGCAGCAGCTGCATATAAGTTTGGTAAGCCACTTTTAAAAGCAGGAGCTAAGATTCTTGGTGCTCCATCTGTTGCTGCAGGTCTTTCTCTTAGTAATATTTTAGATTACGAAAAACCAAAAGATGCATCAGTTTTTGATAGGTTTAATCCAAGAAATTACAAAGTACAAGACGATCCTGATTTAAAAATGGCTGGTTTAGATTTACTTTTACCTGAATTAATAAAAAAAGGAGCACCAAGAGGTTCTGGTATTATGGCCATGATAGGTAGGGGCTTAGCTAATCCATTTGGTAGAGCGGCAAGAGTCTTTACACCTGTTGGAGCTACAATAACAGCTGCGGGCATAGGAAAAGATTATTACGATTTTGCAAAAGACGAAATAAAAAAAGTACGGGCTATGGAGGATGAAGAAAGAAAAGCTTATAATGAAGCCCTAATGGACGAAGGAGGTTTACTTGACTAAATACCCAAAAGTACACTTACTACCCCCTAAATCTGGACCTCAACCACAAGGCTTGAATTTAAAATATAACAATGTTAAAACAGTTCGATTGGAGAAAATAAATGGCAGAAATAGACAAAGCGCTACCAAACGTAGATGAGACTATAGAAGTAACTCAAGATGAAATGGTTCAAGAAATATCTGAACCAGAAAATGCAGATTTTCCATCAGAGGTATCTGAAGTAGTTGAAAACGAAGACGGATCAGTAGATATTAATTACGGTGATGAACAAAACTTACCACCTCCAACAGACCATAACGCAAACTTAGCAGACTATTTAGATGAAACAGAGTCTGGTAAATTAAGCGCTGAACTAATTGAAAACTATAAAGATTATAAAACATCAAGAAAAGATTGGGAACATACATACACAACTGGACTTGACTTATTAGGATTTAAATATGAAAAAAAATCAGAACCGTTTCAAGGTGCCTCGGGCGCGACTCACCCGGTTTTGGCTGAAGCTGTTACACAGTTTCAGGCTCTCGCTTATAAAGAGTTACTCCCGGCTACTGGACCAGTAAGAACACAAATCTTAGGTATCAATACTCCGGAAAAAGTTCAACAAGCGAACCGTGTAAAAGAATTTATGAATTTTCAAATCATGGATCAAATGAGGGAATATGAACCTGAGTTTGATTCTATGTTATTTCATCTTCCACTAGCTGGATCAACTTTTAAAAAAGTTTACTATGATGATTTATTAGGACGAGCTGTTTCTAAGTTTGTTCCTGCGGACGATTTAGTAGTTCCGTATTCTGCTACCTCATTAGAAGATGCGGAATCCATCGTTCACGTAATTAAAATTACAGAAAATGATTTGAGAAAGCAACAGGTTATGGGTTTCTACAAAGATGTAGAAATACCTCTACCTGGTCAAGGTAAAGAAAGCGAAATTGAAAAAAAAGAACATGAATTAGAAGGTGTAAAAAAAACAGGAAGAAACGAAGACTTACACACTCTTTTAGAATTTCATGTTGATTTAGATTTAGATGGTTTTGAAGACATTGGACAAGATGGTGAGCCAACAGGAATTAAACTACCTTACGTTATAACTATTGATGAAGACTCACAAGAAATACTATCTATTAGAAGAAACTACATACAAAATGACCCGTTAAAAAAGAAAATAAATTATTTTGTACACTTTAAATTTTTACCAGGACTAGGTTTTTATGGTTTTGGTTTAATTCATATGATCGGTGGACTATCAAGAACAGCAACAGCTGCTTTAAGATCTTTGTTAGATGCAGGAACATTATCAAACTTACCTGCAGGATTTAAACAAAGAGGAATTAGAATTAGAGATGATGCACAGTCAATCCAACCAGGAGAATTTAGAGATGTCGATGCGCCAGGTGGCAGTATCAGAGATGCATTTATGATGCTTCCATACAAAGAGCCTTCACAAACTCTATTACAGCTTATGGGTGTCGTTGTAAGTGCAGGACAAAGATTTGCTTCCATAGCAGACCTGCAAGTAGGTGAGGGTAATCAGCAAGCAGCGGTGGGAACGACAGTCGCCTTGCTTGAAAGAGGAAGCAGAACAATGTCTGCAATTCACAAAAGAATTTACTCTGCATTAAAAGAAGAATTTAAATTACTTTCAGGAGTATTTAAAACATACCTACCCCAAGAATATCCTTACGACGTTGTCGGTGGTCAAAGAATGATTAAACAAATGGACTTTGATGATAGGATAGATATATTGCCAGTTGCTGACCCAAATATTTTCTCACAATCACAGCGAATATCTTTAGCGCAAACTGAGTTACAGCTGGCAATGTCCAACCCTCAGATTCACAACACATACAATGTTTAT